CAGGCTCACTGTGGATCATTCTGATCAGATTGTTGGCGAACTACTTGACACGCTAGAGCTTTCAGGGAAACTGTACAAGACTGAAGTCAGACTACCCTATCCCGAAGAACTTACAAAATTCAAAAATCTTGAAAATGGCAAAGAAGCACTCTTTGTTTTGGCTAGAATCTGGGACGATACTGAATATTGCAAGAAGATCCGAAAGTCAATTGCAAAAGGCCAATATAAGAAATACTCAATCACTGGCAACATCCTTGAAGCAAGGGCATGTACAAGAGAGGAGTATTGTGGAAGATTAGTTTCTGAACTAAATTTGTCAGCAGTTACAATCTGCAATGCAGGCGCAAATCCGGCTGCAGAATTTGATATTATCAAAAGAGATGATAAAATGGCAGAAGAAAAACCTATTGAAAAAATTGAAGAAAAAGCTCCCGTTCCTGAATTCCTCACAAAAGCAGATTTTGAGGCATACAAGGGCGAGACCTTTGCAAAGATAAACGAACTTACAGAGCTTATGAAAAAGCAGTTCGAAAAGAAAGAAGAAGATCCAAAGATCGAAAAAGAGGCCAAGAAGCCGGAAGAAAAACCTGAAGGCATCGTGGTCGATATGAAAAAAATGAAAGAAGAAGTCAAGGCAGAACTCAAGGAAGAGTTCACTGCAGTACAGAAATCCCACGCTGTTGAGGAAAAAGCGCCAACAGCAGATGATCTTGCTGCAACACTTGCAAAAATTGAGCTAAGGTGAAAAATATGACAGCACCATTTTTCAAAAGTTATGACGCAATGTTAGATTATTATTACTGGAAGCCACTCAAAGAATCTGGCTTTGATGTCAAAGTCCTCCAGAAAACAAAGAGCATGAGTGAACTTGATGAGGAGATAGACAACTTCCTCCTGCAGAAAGAAGATGCCCCAATTATCACAACTACCACGGGAATTAGAAATGTTCTATTTGGCGCAACGCTAAACTCTCAGGTCGTTCTAGAATCAAATGCATTTTCTCTCCTTCCAAAGAGGGCATGGAGTAAATCTGGATATAGAGCGCTAACTGCCGCAGGACAGACCACTGGTGGAGATGTAACTGAAACAGGCGCAATACCAGATACCAAAAAGCCAACTTTCGCAGAGGTAACAGTCTCGCCACACACAGTTGCAAGATCAACAAACATGTCCGAAATTGAAAGACTCCTGGAGGGCAAAGATGATACTGCCAAATGGGTGGACATCATCAACTTCACAGCTGCAGAATTCAAGAACACTTTGAACAGGAACATCCTAGCAGATGCTGATGGCGCTGCAACAGATGGAACAATTATCACACCTCTTGATAGGATTGTTGCATCATATGATGAAGTCGCAGACACAGAACTCACAACTAATGAAGGTGACGTTTACGGTATTGATAGAGATGCTGCAGCAACATGGACAGACGCACAGGTTTCACATGGTGGAGTTTCCGGAACTGAGACAGATAGGACTCTCACGCTTTCTATGATTGACGATGTAATTGCTGCATGTGAGCCATATTGGGACTCAAGCAAGAACAAAGTCATTTTGACAGGATACGATACCGCTGCAAGAATCAACAAGCTAGAAAGGCCAAAAGAAGTCTACACTCCTGACGCATATGTTGAGTTCAACGTTAATGGTATCAAGGTAAGGGGTAAGGAAGCCGGAATTCCAGTTGCAACTTTCAACGGAATACCTATCATTAGATCCAACAATGTTGTCAAAGATACCATTTCAAGGATTTACATTCTAGATCTAGACCATCTCTCACTTGAAAACTTGAAGCCAATCACATACATTGAAACATCCGATCCATTTATCCAAAACAAGTTTGGAACTGAAGGAGTCTTCTCCTGGATTGGAGAAATCTGGTGTGACAGATTTGCTGCACAGGGAAAGATTAGAGGATTAGCATAATCCTCTTTTTATTTTTTAGAGGAGATTAAATGACAAAAGTGAGATATAACGGACCTGAAACATTTTACAGTTATGAAGGGGTATCGGGCCTTAGATACAGATTCAATGCTCCAGGTAGGGAAGCTGAAGTAAAAAATGAAGCAGATATCAAGATGTTCAAAGAAAAGGGAGGATTCACTGTAATAGACGGTGTTGATCTTGGAAACTTACCAAAGGCCAAACGTGGTACTCCACAGAAAGAGGAAAAGAAAGAGGAATGAGATAAATGGCATTTTCAAGCACGATAACAAGTTATGGCAAATCCGGTGACAAAATAGTCACAAAGGGGACATTTACTGCAAGTGGTAGCGAAACTGGTGGGGATATCAATACTGGGCTAACAGTTTGTGAATCAATGTACCTTCAACCAAAATCAAGTGCTCCTGCAGAACAATGTGCAATAGATGAAACTTTCCCTTGTGATGGTAGTGCAGTGACAATCGTCACAACTGCAGGCGTGGACGGATACTGGAGAGCAGAGGGTTATTAATCCCTTTTATTTTTTTGGAGGGATAAGATGAAGAAAATCACAATAACAATATTATTGGCCTTATTTTTGGCCGCAATGGTATCGCCAGCAATGGCAGCCATAAACATTTGCACCGTCAATTACGGTGGAGATTGCAACACGGCGAAGATCACTGTAAACAGTGGCACCGTTACAATAGATCTGGATGATGTAAAAGACTTCAATATATCTGTTCAGGGATACACTGCTGCAACGCTTGACATCAATTCAACAGCACTTTGGGTAACTAGAGATGGGAATTATACCAATACCTATTGGTTATTTGCAAATGCAAGTTACAATACTATTGGCGAAATATATGATGTTCTTGACGCAAGAAGCGATATCACAGTTACGACATATGATAATCTCACAAGATCAGTTGTATGTACTGCATTAAATGATGTTTCGGCACAGGATGTTAATGGATCCACAATTTACACAGTTCTTGACACTCAAGCAAACACATACACTACTACAAATTATCCAACGTTTGGCGCTCTTGAAACAGCACTTGAAGCAACTTCAAACATGACTGTTGCGTGGTCGAGCCAGATTACAGAACAAAAGAAAGCAAGATTATCTACTAGCACATTGGATAATCAGACAATAACTTCCATCGAGGCAACTTCAGTGACACTCACTGCAGGGCCAACAGTTTCAGAAGTTCATAGCCCATATGTATCACTTTCTGGGACTATTGCTGACGTTCTTTTTGGATTGCAGCTTTACGAATATCCAAAATGGCAAGTTGCATACTCTGATGGATCTAGTATGACCGTAATATGCGGCCCATAAATCAATGATGAGGGGGAATAATCGTGGACATGCCGCAAATAACGGAGGCGATCATGGAAATCCAAAGAAGTTTGGCTAAAATAGAAACTGATGTTTCATGGATAAAAAAGAACGCTACTACCCAAAAAGAAGATACCCAAAATCTTTGTGTTAGGGTAGATGATCTTGAAACTTGGCAGAATAAGGCAAGTGGCGCTTTGACGATCCTAGAGATTCTAATGGCCGGCCTTGGATTCACAGTGTTACTCAAAGTATTCGAGGTAATCTAATGAGAGCCTTCACAATAACTTATACTGGTGCAAGCTTGACATGTACAGCTTACCTTGAAGGTGGCACCCTCTATTTGGTCGATTCCCAAACACGATCATTTTCTCTGGCGCATGCTGATTTTAATACTTTAACGGAGCTTATTGCAGCAATAAATTTAATTACAGGATATACCGCAACACTCATCGCTCCAGGAACAACTGCATCAACTGAACTAAATGAGATATCATCTTCTCACACTGCAAACTTGAAATCCACTTTGTACACGATGACTTATGGCAATTACACAAGCCCCAAAAAAGTATGCGACTTCTTGAATGTAAGTGCAAATGATGTTCATTACTCATGGCTTGATGATGCAGATGCGGATATAGAAACTTTCACCGGAAAGAAATTCAAAAGCACAACGATCACAAGTCAATCAATTGATGTTTCAAGAGAAAAGATTGCAACGTGTAATGACTATGAAGCATATGTTGGCCTTAGGAGTAACGCTTACTACCTGGAAGATTATGCGCCCCTGGTGACACTTTCGGCATTAACAATCGATGGCATCACAGTTACGCCATCATATACAATCCTAGATTATAACAAGATCATACTAACATCAAATGCCGAAACAACTGTTTTTATCCCTGGTAAAAGCAAAATGACAGTTACCCTCTCATATGGCTATGCAGTGGATTCAACAGAAGGGAAATTGGCATCAGAATACTCTACACTGTTTGTTGCACAAAAATATTCCCAGGCATCATTTTCTGAAGATAAATCAAAAGGAAGTTCTGCAACAAGACATCACGCTGGGACTGTTTATGATGTAAGTATGGAATTTAGCGAAGAAAAGAAAACAGAACGTGAGTGGTCCCGCAGGATGAAAGATATCAAAACGGCGCTTGGTGGGCGCATGGGGTACGTGTTCACATGACATTTGGCCCAATAGCGTTTTTGGCAAATATTGAAAGGATCTTTGCAGCATATAATGGCCTAACGGTAGTAAAAACGTGGAGCAGGCCCACAAAACTCACTACTGCAGTTGAATCCCCTGAAGTCAATATTGATCTAATTGCTGCAAGTGTAGATTCAGTTTCTTTGAGTCAGCCCCATAAAAAAACTTCATTTTATGTTAGATTCACAATCTTTGAAGAACAAACAACTTCAACATCCCAGATGGATACAATCTATCAGGGAATTATCGGAGCAGTTGCAGCAAATCCAACACTCAAGGATAGCAACAATGCCGCAACATGCGATTATTTTGGTACTTTTAATGGCAGAGAAATCAGTTGGGATTTAGCCGCAACTGAAAGAAATGGTATCTCTGTTAATGCAATGAAAATAGACGTGCCTTGTGAGGTACGAGATACTTAGGTGAAAATTATGGTATATACAAAAGGAGACGTTTTTGTAAAAAAAGAAAGCTCTTGGGGGACTGGTGTTGATCCAACAGCGCCAACTACGGCGGCGATTGAACTATTAGGATTAGATTCAGAATATGAATATGGCTTTGAAAATCAGATCACTGCTGTAAATCCGGCAGCAATGGCATATCCTTCAGAGATATCATATCACACTGCAAAAGCAAGAGGTAAGATAAACTTTGTCTACAACGGCGCGTTGCCGTTTGCAATTATAATGGGATCAATTGCTGCAAAGGATCCAGTTGAAGGGCAGGCTCCTTACACATGGACAATAACACAATCTGGAACTCCATTGCCCTTCACAGCATCATGTATGATGAAGGGAACAAACGATAAACTGACACAGATCCTCGGATGCTATGCAAAAAGCCTATCGTTCAAGATGGGATTAAATGAGCCAATATCAGGATCACTTGATATTAT